TAATACCACCAATACTACCAGTATTAGCAATAATACCTCCTTGCAAAAATACATTATCAGTTGCTAAACCAAACCCCGGTTCACTGTTCCCAAATACATAACTACTATTTGCTAATCCAGATAAGTCTCCTAAACGAGCTTTTAGTTGCACATCATAAATAGAACTACCTGTTCTTTCTACAATATCCATATATGGTGTAGCTTGATCATTTGGATTTGCATTTAATCTAATAAACCCTGTACCCACTTTCCCTGTTGATACAATTACTTGTGATCCACTATACGATTGTGCTGCGCCGGCAATTCCTCCTAGTGATGCTGTCGCTTGTCCGGACGCTGCTGATCCACTATACCCTCTTATTACATACACATTACCTGAAAAATCATTTTCACTTGAAGCATCGTTTCTAGATGCAGACTGAACTCTCATGTATTCTGTGCCAAATCCTGTACTTGATACTTTTTTTGCTGAGAGAATTTCCCCTACCGCAAATCCAGTAACATTAACTACTGACATTGTAGCATCTGTTTTAGTATAATTTTCTGATATATGTAATGATGAACTAGTTAATGTTGTAGAATTTGCTACATATAGTTGTCCTCCGACCGCATTTACTGTTTCTTTTTCAAATACAGCTGTTGATAATGTTCCTCTTATTTTAGCATTTTCTACTTCTAAAAATCCATTCGCGGCTGCTGAAAGTTTCCATCCTTTAAGATCTGATGCATAATCTGATGTCTGTATACTTCCTGCAGAATCTATTACAATATTTGTTCCAGTAATTTTAGTAGCATCGATTGAAAATCCACCTACTGTTCCTCCGGTGAAGAATACTTGAGATCCGGAGATGTCACCATCAGTTCGTAATATTAAATCACCTGTAGAACTTGATATCATAGCATCACCAATATCAAATCCTCCTATCACCCCTCCATCAAATAAAACATTTGATCCAGATATCTGTCCATTTGTTTTTAATATTAAAGCATTAGTACTATCATTTATTTGATCTGCTGATAATAAAAAACCTCCAATTAATCCGCCGGTGAATTTTACAGTTGATCCTGTAATTTGTCCGGAAGATTTTATTACAAGTGCACTGCTTGCTCCTAATGCAATACCATCTGTCCCAACATGTACACCTGCATTTGAGTCGGTCAAACTACCTTTTGCTCCAAATTGTAATCTAGAATTTGCTGCATCTATTAATGCATATGTTCCTGAGGAGCCTGCTGATAAATCAGTACTCCCAATTGCCCATCCTCCAATAGTACCACCAGCTGTAGCTGTAATAGTACCTTGCATAATAACTTGACCTGTACGATTAAGATGAAAATCACTAGAAGAAATTTCTATATTTCCGTTGGCACCTGAAACAAACTGACCTGTTCCTCCTAAATAGAATGTTTCAGCAACCATTTCTAAATTTGACCCACTTATCTTTATATTTCCATTTGAACCACTAATTTGAGCATCGCCGTCTCCTAAAAAGAATGTTGGAGTATTTATAGATACATTTGATCCACTTATCTTTATATTTCCATTTGAACCGCTTATGCTATTAGAGTCATCTCCTAAATAGAATTTAGGCGTTCTAATCTCAAGTCCTGGGTCTGTGCCTGTTGAGAATCTAAAATAACTACCCGAGTCTTCTACAATTTCTAGACCTGCACCGTCATATCCATCAGGCGCGCCAGGTAATACAGACCCTGTATACAACATAAACCCACCAGGCTGATCTGTCCTAGATGCTGACTTAAATCCTTCATATCCTACTGATCGAATGAATGCTGAATTAACACCTGCTAATTCTATACCAGATCCTACCGAATTTCCTATAAATACAGAACCCGATAATAAATTATTTTGTCCTCCTATTACTGTATTTTCTCCTGTAAATACTACTGGATATATTAATGCCTCTGTCTCTGCCTGTCGATTCTGATAATCAAAAAATACTATTTTAAATGTTAATGGTGTTTGTAAAAACTGAGTTGGAATCCTTGTATTGATTCTAGTAAAGTTTGGTGTAAATTTAGATTCGTTAAACGTCTTAAGACTTATATTCCCTACATTATATCTACCATTACGTTGCACCAGGTATATTTCTGCTGGTGTTACATCTGCTGCACTATTAAATCTAAAAATTCCAGGAGTTAGTGATGAACTAGCATTTAATTGGATCGATCCAATACGAGTACCAAATTTACCCCCATCTGCAAAAATTCCTTGTAAAGAATTTTCATATGTCCCGGCCGGAGTGGATAGGTATGAGTCAATAGTCAAGTTATCTGATTGTATAATACCGGAACTAGCAGATACATATATATCTAGTTGTGGCTTATTTACTACAGTTGGGTCTGTTGATGTAGTCGATAAATCAGCAAATGAATTTATAGTCAATATATATTGAGTATCTCTTGTTAAATTTGGTCTATATTCATCTTTAAGTTTAATATATGAAAATCCATCTGTACCATAAGTGCCGGCTGCCTGTAATCGGATACCACTCATTAAATCATCTGGTTCAAATGTTTCTGATAAAGCATTTGTTGGTGCTATACTTCCCTGACTAGATGTCCAATATAAATTATAATCTGCTAAACTAGAAAAGAATCCTGTTCTATTATACTGTGCACCATCTTGTGCGCCGGCTTCATATGACCCAGTATCTTCAAATAATTCTACCTGTTCTAGAATTGTATCTCCCGCATCAATAAAGTTTCCAAAAGCTCCGCCGGGTTTATAAAAAGTTTTTAACTTATAAACATCACCAGTTGCTGGTTCTATATCTGCAATTTTTATTTCTGCAAAAGATTGTGATTGTTCTGTTATTTGTAAAACATATGGTACTGTAAAACTACATGTATAATTTGCTGATGCCTCAACTGAATCAATTATTTGTGACCCTTGATTTGCTCCTAATTCTACTTGCCATTTCCCTCCAGTATTGGCATCTGCTGGATTTCTAAATCCTGGTGGATCTGTTAACAATACTACAAAAGCTTTTTTTGTATTAACAACTTGATTAATTACAAAATTATATGAACCTGATAATCCATAGGTTTGATTAGCTAATGCCGACTGTTGTCCTTCTTGTGTTTGAGAATTAGGTAGAACAAGTCCATTTCCGTCTAAAAGTGCACCATTTGTATTTGTTGTGATAATTGGATTACGGATAGTGATAATATCACCGGTGGACATATTTGTAGTAAAGAATGATGTATCGGTCTCAAACACCGACTCATCTGTTGCTGTAATAATATTAGTAGTTACTGATGATGCATTGCTATATGAACCCTTTGTGCTTATTTGTAATGATGCAGCATTCAATCCTATTTGAGATCCATAATTTGATGGGGGAGTTCCCATGGTATTCATTCCTTGTACCACTGCAACCCCTGCACTCTTAGCACTTACCTGTGCCATATTATATACAGCTGTTGTTGATACACTAGTTGGTTTAGGTGTTATTGTATATGACCCAGTCCCAAAACTCTGTGTTGCAACATTTGTTAAATTAACAGGCTGTAAATATGGCTGTACAATTTCTGTTAGGTTTAATATTGGTTTTTTTGTAAATATAATTTCTGAAGAATTTAATCGTTCCGGGGCTAATGAAACAGTACGAGACCATATCACATTAGGAAAATTAATATAATCTCGATCATTTACGTCTTGACTATATCTTAAAGTCCTTCCTCTAAGATCAACTCTTGCCCGGCCGGCGAGGTATACGGTTGCTGTACCATATGGTGTATCTGGATAAATATATATTGCAATTACACGCGTACCATCTTGTTCTAAATAATTAATAGGTTCGTAGTAAATTGGCTTGCCGTTTGAATCTAGAACTTCAACATGTAGTTTTGAATTTCTTACTAATCTATTTGCATTCGCCTTTAACTTAAAGAGGTTTTTCCCACCAGTTAGAGTAGTTGGAAATTCAACTACATTAAAATATTGGTCCGATGATGTTGTGGTGTCTACTATTGGTACGCCTAGGTCCTTGAGGCCTACGTACTCAACGTGTTTCCTTAATCTTCCTAGATTCCATGTTCCTGCAGGCATAAACTTACTCCTTTCCTTTAATTTGAATCCTCCCTAACATCTAATGGTTTTGTAACATTTACATTCAACCTAATCCTAATTAGCTAAATATACCTGTTTATCAGATGATTCATTAATCTATTATAAATATTAAGCAAAGTCGATTTCAGAGTATCCATTGGCCTTTTTAATTTCAATAAGTTTATCTACAATATCACGCATGCCTTCAATATGAGATATACACATGATAAATCCAAATTGTGATTTCAGGTATTCAAATAACATATACATAGAATTAAGGTTATCCGAATCTAATACACCAAATCCTTCATCTATCGCAATAAAATTTGGTCTTGGTAAATTTGATACATTTATTAAAGATGTTCTTATCGCTAAAGATGCAATAAACTTTTCCATTCCGGACGTTAATTCTAATGGCCAGAAGTTATCATCATCATACACAATATGTGCATTAATGTTTTTTCCATCTGTATGTAATACAATTGTAAATTCTACTACCTGATTTAGTATATTATTTATTTCAGATTCTATTTGTGGTAATGCCCTTGTTATTAAATGGTATGGTACCCCATCTCTATTAACAGCTTTTTGATAATATTCATATCCTTGATATTGTTGTTCTAATTCTTTTAATCTATCAATACCACCCTGGGCGTCTTGTTTGGTTTTTTCGGCCATTTTTAATTTACCAGATAATGTTAATAATGTTAAATCTAATTGTCTTAGTTCTGTATTAACCGATTTTATTTCATCTCGTATTTCATGAATCTCAATATTTTTATTTTTATTAAATTCAATATTATCTTTTTGTTTTTGAGATTTTAGTAATTGTTTTTTTAGATCGCTTATATTGGTCTTAACTGTTTCAATATCCCATTTAAGTTTTTCTAACTGATGTTCTTGAGCAATTAATGTCCCATTACTTATCCCTAATGAATGTTTCATGTCTGACAGAAATTGTAGTTTTTTATCTGGCATGTTTTTCTCAGTGTTGATAATTGTTTCTGCTATATCATCAATATCAAATAATATTTGTTGTTCTTCGTCTATTAATTTTGGTAAATAATCTGCAATTTGTTTTGTTTCATGTAACCATGGATTGGCCATACAAAAAGAACAATTTTCATCCCATTCATGTTTATCTAACTTAGATACCATTTTCTGAGCGTGTTGTATCTTTAACTGTTTTACCTTTAGAGCATTTTTTAATGTAATAACATCTGCCTTATATTTTATTAAATCAGTAATTTGTTTATTTAATTTATCCACATCAACCTTATCAATCTTTTGGATAATTTCTTTATTTAATTTTTTTTGTTCACGAATTAATTCTTTCTGCCCATCTCTATCGGACTTTAAATTTCCTATATTATCATTTGATTGGGTGATGTCGTATAAAATATCACTTGGCTCTGATAGTCCGTCATCTACCTTTTTTAATTCCTCTGCCATGGTAAAAATGATATCATTAAGATTAGTTTTCATTTCTTCATGTTCTACCTTATCAATTTTCATTTCTTCATATGACCCCGTATATTGAGTAATTACATCTGTCGCAGCTGATAAATCCGTTGAAAAATCCTTTCTTTTATATTCACGGATTAGTGCTGCTGTATCCTTTATTTCATCATGTCCAATTTGATATTGTTGTTCAAATATATCAATATCTAAAAATTGTGATAATAATTCTTTTCTTTCTCTCTGGCTCTTATCTATAAAACCTGTATTATTATTTTGTAAAGATAATGCCGTTAATACAAAATCTTCATAAGTACCTAAATACTGCTGTATACTTTTATTTGTTGAGTCTCGTTGATCTCCATTTAAGTTTTCTTCATTCCCAGATACATCTACTCTCCAAAAATTTACATTAACCTTAACATGACCATTCCCATGCTTTTTAGCACTTCGTTCAATAAAGTAATTATATTTTCCTAACTCAAACTCAAATTTACAATGGAAATTAGATTTTTTATTATTTAGTACATGTTTAGCCTTTTTTGTTCTACTACATTTATCAAAGCATGCAAATGATAATGCATCTAATAATGTAGATTTGCCAGCTGCATTAGGAGCGAATAACCCATATAACCCATGCATATTTGTAAAGTCAATAACATTGTTTGGGCCATAACTAAACATATTTGAAAATTCAAACTTCTTTGGCGTCCATGATATATTTCTAGTTAATGTATTTACAGGTAATTTACTATGTACTGTTCTATTAATATGTCGTACCGTATCTAATAATTCATCATCAAGTGCATATTCATCTGTAAGGTATTCCGTGATAACTTTGTTTTGCCATTCAACATCCCGTATATTACCAAAATTAATCTTCTTCTTTGAATCGGTTGTGTTCAAAGCATTAATTTTCTGAATTGATATATCTTGTACTTTATATTGTGATTTAATCTTTGCAACCAATTCCTTTAAAGTAGCAGAATCAGTATCTTTTACTTTTAATCGTAACCTAGGACGTAATGGTATTTTATCACTCGGGTTCATTATTTTACCATTATCAATTTGATATGTATAATATCCATAATCATTTGGTATGTCTACAAATTCACACTCTTTCGAATCTAGATCCCATACCATCAAACCATGGCCTAATGCCTCCCCGTGATTTTGTTGTATTAATGACCCGGCATATGCTATAGTTTTTTCATCATTTAGGTATTGTGGCTTATGAATATCCCCTAATAATACTAGATCATGTCCATCAAATATATTTGTAGTTACATGGGTATTACTTAATACAAATCCAGCATCCGTCGATGCATTATGAACCGACCCATGATGAAGAGCAATTTTATAATCTCCCTCAAAATCATCAGCTTTAATGTAATCAGCTGGCTTATCGAACACCGACATTACATTGAAGTGTACTCCGGAAATACTATATATACCATTGTCTTTAAGATAGTGTAGCCTTTGATGATTTAAGGCTTTAACGATAGGACTTAGGGCGTCTAGTCTATAACTATTATTTAGGTTACAATCATGGTTACCTGTAATAACTATTGTAGGTGCTAAATCGGCTAGTTTCTTAAAGAATTCTGATACTACATTTATCAATTCGGGTGACATATCCGTTTTTGAATGTACTATATCCCCGGCTACATATATTAAAGAGCCCGCAGTCCTTGTCTTTTTAATATAAGAATATAATCTTTTAAAAACTAAATTATACTCTTTATGTCGTTTAACATTTCTTACATGTACATCTGCAATATGATATATCTTATCTATTTTATCTATTCCAATATCTATAGTTCGCATAATATCTTCTGTTCCATTAGTTCCATTTCACTCATCTTTTCCGTCATATTTAATATGTTAGTTATTTTTTCAAATCCTAAATCACTAGGATCTTTTCCTGTTATATCTACAAAATAAACATCTAATCCATTTGCCATAAAATATTGTGCAGTTTCTAAAGCTTGTTTACGTGCATCTAAATCTAAACATATATAGATTTTTCGTACACCCTTTTCAACTATTCGTTTTTTTAATGTATTCGATATCGTTTTCCCAAATAAAGGGATTACATTTCTTTTAATTGTTATTGCATCGAATGCGCCTTCAACTAATACTATTGGCATATTCCAATTAATATGTAATTCAAATCCTACAATATCTTTTGATGCCGGTGGGTTTTTATGTTTCCATTTATCTTCGGTATAATATGCACGTGCAACAAAATAATTTAAACTTCCATTTGCATCGTAACTAGGAATAATTATCTTACCTTTATAAGAACCTTTTCTGCAGTAACCAATTCGATATTTTAAAATATCATGGATACCTATACCCCTACCCTTTAAATAATGAATTGCATTTCGAAACTCTGGACTCATTTCTTGTAATTTCCATAATGGTCTATATCCTTCAGGTAGTTGTAGTACCGGTGTATCTGTAGTTGTTTTTGTAGGTTTCCATTCTACATCATCTAATAGGTCTACTAGTTTTGCTATCTTTTCTCGTTGTACATTTAACTTACGAAATAATATAGGAAGTTTCCTGCCAGCAGCATTACATACCCAACAATGCCAATACTGAGTGACAATGTTAACTTCCATTTTCTTTTTATTATGATGACAAAATGGACAAAGAAATGCAATATTATCATTAGAGTTAATTTTACCTCTCCCCATTACAGATTCGAGAAGAGTTATGATAGAGAATTTGCTCATTTGCTCATTAATTGATTATACTTTGCATTATCATTTTCAATACTTTCAACAATAATGTTTTTCTTTAAATAAATTAAATAAAAAATTTTATTAATATTAATATATTAAAAATATCTCGTAAGGTCAACCTTTTTACAAGCTTTTTTTCTCAAGCAACCAACTTTCCGGAATAATCTTCTCTGCCCATGGTATATCATGTTTATCACAAAACATTCCATATGTAGTTTTCGATCCTTTACGAATTTTTGTTTTGGCTGATTGAAATACCATTCGTATATCTAATTCTGGTTTTTGCTTTTTTATAAGCAAATGTTTTTTTCTATCTTCTAATACCCACCTACCCTTTGTTTCAACTAAGATGCCATTTGGTAATGTAAAGTCAATTGTATAAGTGTGTTTAGTCTCTGGTCTTATATAAGGTATTATTGTAACCTCATATTCGAACGGAATTTTTGATTCTTTTAATTGGTCTGAAACTTTATGTTCGAAGCCACTTCTATAACCATGTTTAATTGCATTTGAACGCAATTTGGATTTTGATCTCCATGCCATAACTTATTCTCTATTTAATATAAATATCTAACAGTCCCACCTAACAATAAAATTCATATCAACATCTTGATTTTTTTGTATCGGCTGTGCCAATTTCCCTAATGCTAATAATCGAGCACTATCATCATATAACCCAATTGTAGTTATATAAGGTTTTAATGTCCCGGATACAAATAAATTTTTACGTAATTCACCAGGCGGCAAATTTGTTTGATTTGTATTACACGGATCACCAACAGTTGCAGGACGGAAAGTAGAAGTTGGGTTCATTGTAACATTGAATATATCTTTAGGAACACGTATTAAACATTCATTCTCATATATCATATGAGTACCTTTATATGACATGTCCCATGTATTTTCAAACATACCTGATCCACTATGGTATTTAGGCATTGGTGATGATATTACTACTTGACCATTTCTATAAAATACATTACCGGGTATATTTGTTTGATATAATGACCCGGATAAATAATTTCTATTTGATAATGAATTTAATCCTGCTGCATTTACAGCATAATCATACATTCGAATTTCTGCTATCCTATGATCACCATGAATACCCCACGGATCTTTACCATTAACATTACCTATCATTACATCTGCATCATTAGCTGTTATGCCTTCTGGTATAATACCCTGTGATGTTATATCTGAATTTCCATCTATAAACATTTGACATATGGATGAAGAATTTCTTACTGTGATATGATTCCATGTATCATTCGGAGCATTTATCATTGAAGATGAAACATGTATTTGATGTGTGCCATTTGATGCTTTAAAACTAAAACTACTAGAATGGTCATTACTACCACTTCTATGTACAGATATACAAAATGGAGTTTTTACATTATCGAAATTCCCCGATGGATTTGAAAATGTTCTATCACGAAATTTTCGTTTCTTATCTATCTTATCATAGTAGTTTTCAGATTTGATTCCAAACTTAGATATAATCTCTTTATGCTCTATCGGTCCACTTTTGTTAGTAGAATACCAAAATGAAATAGTCCAATCATCACAATTACCAAATCTATTAAATTTATCATCATGTGGTATACGTATATATTGTTTATTATTTAGTAAACAAGATAATCCAGATACCTTTTCTTGGTATGCAGCTGGCCCTGTAGTTGTTACACCCGGTCCTATCATTATACCATTATTTACACTTGCTAACTTTTTAACTAAATTTAATGAATAAGGCACTACACTCCCAGATATAGCATGGTTACCGGAAAGTGAAGTAATCGGGTTATCAAATCGTTGGTACATGCTATTAAATGATAAATGGAAAAAGTTCCTACTAGACGATGCAAACGTATTTGAATCAATCTCTAGGTCACGAAGATTACCATATACGTCATCATTTAATGCAACAGTATGACTCCCTATAGATGATGTAAGCCGGAAAGACCCATGTTTTATTTTTTCACCAACTGCCCCATATGGGTAAGTAAATATTGATGCAGAGTGGCCTATAATTCTTTGTTGTTGACTTATATCTATAAAATCGGCTGCAAATGCCGGGTTATGGTTTTTGTAATAACGATGATTTATCGTATTCCATACAACATGTTGATTCGTATTAGTTTCAGTATTGACAGGGTAATTAAGTGACCCTACACCTAAACCGGTATTTGCAAATATATGTGGAGTTGTTCTACGATATAAAGCATTATGACGAAAATAACCAGAACCGGTGTTAAACCCGGCCGATTTTATTCGGTATTGTTTATAAGCTTTTAGTGGCCTCTGCTGATAATCATTTGCTTTAATTGGCTGAAATACGGATGGAATAATTGGCATATCATCTTACTAATTTAATTTAGAAGTCTAACTTAATTTTAATAAGAGCTTCTCTTGTATAATTTTTCAATAATGGTTGTGAAATTTTTGCAGTTGCTAATAATTCTCTTCTGGTATTATAAAGACCAACAGTTGTAATATATACTTGAGGATCATTAATAAATGTATTAAAATATAATTCACCTAATGAACCTGTTACAAAGGAAGGGTTATTAGAATAATTATATTCTGCATTTTTAATTCTAACAAAGTAATATGTCGATTTTACCGCTTCAGATGACCTTGCTTGAATACCACCATCCTTTGTAGTCGGTGTTAATGCATTGGAACTTGATATCGATGTAAAGAATTTCATTGCATTATCACCTTGTATCAATGATCCAGTTACGGAACTAAAATTAAGACCACCATTTGCAAAAGTTAAATCTAATTTAGATGCATTAAAAATTGCTACTCCATGTTGTGGATATAATAATCCATAATATTTTGGAGCTGCAGGACTATGTATTGTAACACCCGCATCAATTGACCCTGAAATTAGATTATATACTAATCCAGCTTCATTAACACTACCACCAGATGTTAAAGACGAATCATCGATGATTGAATGATATTGTCCTGTCCCCGATAATTTAACTGCTGAACCTGTATGACATGTATTCTCATTACCAGCTGCACCAATTGAACCGGATAACATAGCAAGTGATACTTCAAAATTACCCGGATCTAATTTTTCTCTCATCCTAGCACGATTAAAATTTAATACATATATTGAATCAGAGTCTTCACCATTAAATGTAAACTTTTTATCATTAGGTGCTAATAATATTTGTGCATATTGTTTATAAATAGCACGTGTCGGGGTATCATTGTTTAAATTACCAGATAAATCTTTTGAGCCAGATCCTCCGAAATGTCCATATGCCATTGATAACTCACTATCAGCATTAGCATCAAACTTCGGATCACCCGTACTAAAAATTTCTTGGAAATATGTTTTTTGAGTCGCAGTTAATAACGAAGATGTATGCATTACAGTTAAACTACCAGTATTCCCGGAAAATAACCCCCTTGTTACTGTTTCAATGTTATTAGGTAATATATCATCAGTAGGATCAAAATCAGTAAATATTCTTC